TGAAAATGTAGTAATTAGAGAGTCTGGTCGTATTGCTTTTAGAAAAGGTTTAAAACAAAAAGTAGAGCCATCAGACACAGCTATAGCATCTATACATGAACATGACGATGTAGGAACTAATAAAATATTTGTTAGTTATGGCACAAGTATTTATGTAGTAGATTTTACTTCACCAGCATCAGCGTTTCCTAGTAGTGGTGCTGATGTTAAACATACTGTTGCTAATAGTACAGGTGATTGGCAATTTGTTAATTTTAATGATCGATTGCATTGTTTTCATGCTGGTATAGAACCACAAAGATACGATGGTAGTTTAAGTTCTGGATCTAGGTGGACAGCACATGCAACCAAACCATCAACTGTTTCTTCTAATCAATTTAAACCTACTTGTGGAATGGGTTATTACGGAAGAATATGGGCAGGAGGAGTAGCAGAATCGCCAGATGTTGTTTATTATTCAAACTTGCTAGATGGTGATGATTGGACAGGTGGAGATGCAGGTTTAATAGATTTGTCTAAAATTTGGGGTATTGATGATGTTATTGCTATTGCACCTTTTTATGGCAAATTAGTTATATTTGGTAAAAATAATATTGTTATATATGACAGACCAGAAACAGTAGGATCACTTGCACTTAATGAAGTTATAAGAGGTGTAGGTCTTGTATCAAGAGATACAGTACAAGCCATTGGTGATGATCTTGTATTTTTATCAAACACAGGTCTAAGGTCGCTAGGAAGAACAACTGAAAAAGATAAACTGCCTTTAACTGATTTAAGTGTAAACATTAAAGATACTTTAATTAGAAATATTGGACAAAGTTCAAATGTTAAAAGTGTTTATGTAGAAAACGAAGGCATTTACATAATGTCATTTGTTGATAAAAACATTACTTATGTGTTTGATTTTAAACATTTCACACCTAATAATGCACCAAGAATAACAACTTGGACTTTTGATAATGATAGAGAACCATCAAGTATGGCATATACAGAAACATATGGTTTGTTAGTAGGGCAAAAAGATGGCGGTATTGCTGGTTATGAAGGATATTATGACACCGATTTAGAAGGAGCATCAACTTATACTTATAGTTCTTATACAAGTAGTATAGCAACAACATGGATTAATTTAGGTGAGTCTATAGCAGCTTCATTTTTAAAAAGATTGTTTTTAGTTTTAGAAGGTGGTTCTGGAGCAACATTAGGATTAAAATGGTACAAAGATTATAGTCCAAGTCCATCGTCTACTACCTCTATAACTTTGAATCCTACAACTACAGGAACAACATCATTGTGGGGTGCTAGTACATCTTTATATGGTACAACAACAGTAACAACGACTAATGCTGGTAGTTTTGTAACAGGAACTCATTATGCAATTTCTAGTGTTGGTAATACTGATTTTACAGCTATAGGTTCAGCAGATAATAATGTTGGAACAGTATTTCAAGCTACTGGTGCTGGTTCTGGCACAGGAGTTGCTGTAAGTCATGTTCATGTTTCGGGAACACATCCAAACAATTCTACTTACAAACCTATATATGGATTACATGAATACAAAACACCGTTAACTGGTTCGGCAAAAAACCTTAAACTAGAGATAGATATTGAATCAAATGGATTTGATGCTTCTTTACAAGATTTAACTTTATTACATAAACAAGGAAAGATACGATAATGGCAAACTATACTATAGCTGTCGGATGGTCTGGTAAAGATGCACTAGCAGATTCCGATGCAGGAAAGGTAATATCTGGTGCAGATTTCAATACTGAGTTTACAGCAGTTCAAACAGCAGTAAACACTAAAGCTGATCTAGCAGGTAGTGCTTCACAAGCATTTAGTGCTACAACTGCTACAGAAGGCACAAATACTACACAAGTTGCTTCTACTGCTTTTGTAACAACAGCAATAGCTAGTCACAAAACTGCAACTGAAGCTGCTAGAACAAATGGTTTTGGTTTAAGAACAGTTAGCACTTCTGCTGCAAGTGGTGGTTCTAACGGAGATATTTGGTATCAAGTAGCAAGTTAATATGACTTTAAAGATAAACGATTCTGGAACTTGGAAAGAACCTACAAAAGTTTCTGTCAAAGATGGTGGTGCTTGGAAAGAAGTATTAACTGCTAGTGTCAAAGATGGTGGTTCTTGGAAGCCTTTTTATCAAAGGAAATATACTTATACAGTTTCAAGTAATGTTAATAAATTAGATTTAGATACTGTACTTTCTTCTGACAATAAGTTAGGTGATGTAGATGTAGTCATTAACTCTGGTGTTTATGTTTATTCAGACTCAACTAGCACCCCTGCCCTACTTACTGGAAATGGTGTAGCAGGTGTTCTTACTATTATTAACAATGGTTATATTTACGGTGCTGGAGGGGCAGGAGGTAGTGGAGGTGCTGCTTCTGCTAATGGCTCGTCTGGTGGTAGTGGTGGCACAGCTTTAAAGCTAGAAAAAAACATTACTTTAGACAACAATGGCTCAATCCTCGGTGGAGGAGGAGGCGGTGGAGGAGGCGGTGGTTCAACTGATGACCAGAGCTTCTCTGACCGTGATTATGCAGGTGGCGGTGGAGGCGGAGGAGGACAATCCTTTGGCTCTGGCGGTTCAAGAAACGCTGAATGTAGTGGCTCTGGATGTGTAAGACAATCAGGTAACGGTGGAGCAGGTACTTTAACTGGTGCTGGCGGTGGAGGTATCGGTGCGATAGCAGGTGGAAGCCGAGGAACAACAACTGCTGGCTCTGGTGGTTCTGGAGGTTCAGTAGGTAATAATGGTTCTTCTGGACAAAGCGGTCAATCAGGTGATGGACTAGGCTCTGGTGGGTCAGGCGGTAGTGCAGGAACAGCAATAGATAATAACGGATTTACAAGGACAGGAGATTAATAATGATAGGAGCAAGTGTATACAAAAGAAGTTTGCCTCAAAATAATAGAGAAAATGCTATACGCAGAAGTGCAACAACTTTTGCCAAAGCTAGGCCTAGAATAACGCCAACTGCAAGTTTTACAGACATAGCTAATAGTGCTGGAAAATATATGGCTAGTAAAGGTGAAAATCCAGGCAAATATGGTGCAATGGATGTAAGTGGTCAACAAAAAATATCAGAAGGTATATTAGATGCAACTACTCCTGACATGGCAGGAATTGGTTTTACAAATACATATAAAGATGGTAAATTTACATCTGAATTAAATGAAATGGAAAAAGGCATATACGATCAAACAGGTATGCTTACAGACATTTTAGGTAAACAAGCACAAGATTTTTTTAGCGGTGGTTATGAAGGTATGCGACAAAATCGTTATGATGAAGCTATGTCGTTGTTTTCAACTCAGCGTGCTAGAGAAGAAGCAGAAAGAAAAGCAAGACAAATTGCTACTGGTGCATCATCTACAGGAATACAATTAGAAGATGCAAATGCAGCAGAAAATATTGGACAACAAAATTTGCAAGCTTTAGCAGGAATTGACCAAGATGTAATGAATTTTGGTAATTTTTTAACTGGTAATAGAAATCTAAACATTGATGCAATGATAGGACAAGGATCAGCAGGAAATACACTTTTAGCTAATCAGCTTTCTAAATTAGATGCTACTACTAATTTTCAAAATGAATCGGATGCAGTAACAGCACAATACGATCAAATGGCTGCTGCTGATGCTGCAAAAAGAAAAAGTAAAAGTAATTTCTGGGGTAATATTTTTGAATTTGGATTAAATACTGTTATGCCAGGTGCGGGTACAGCAGCTAAAGGACTTTTTGGATAGGAGAAAATAATGGCAGAATACAGTAATGATATGTTTGGCCTTAAACAATTATTGTTAGATGAAGCACAAGCAAATCAACAAGCTGATATTAACAATGCTGTAAATTTAGCAGGTACTAAGCGTGCAGGAATGATGCTTAATGCAATAGATATTGGTAAAACACAAGGAGCAGCTTTAGAAGGGTTTGGTCGGTTTTTAACTGGCACAGAAGCACCTGTAGATCCAAGATTGCAAAAAATGCAACTTTTAGAATCTATACAAAAAGAAATGCCAATGCCACAAACTGCTGCTGATTATAAAAAATTAGCAAATATGTTAAGTGAAGCAAATTTATTTAATGAAGCACAATTAGCAATGCAAGAAGCTAATAAAATTTCACAAGCAGCATTAAATAGATCTAAAGAAACTTTTCAAGACATAAATGGTGCTACTCGTTTTAAAGCTACAGGGCAACTTGTTCCTGGAGAGTCTGCTGTAAAAACTACTACTCCTGCTGAATTAACATTAGATCAATTATTTACTAATACACTTGAAAATGATCCTGCATACCAAACAGCAGTAGCAACAGGCAATGTAGAAACACAACAGAAAATGATTGCTGAAGCTAAACGAACTT